GCGGGGGACCGATAACCCCGGGCCTTGCACGTATCAACAAAGGCCCGGACGCTAGCGGGGCCCCCATTCCAATGCACGTAAACACCAACCCCGGGCATGCCCTCGGGAGTGAAAGTTAAAACGGCTCGATTACCCATTGCAGTATCCCTTTCTGTTAGTCCGAGCCCCATCGGCTCGGATTAGACAATTTTAGTTTGAAATTGCAAAACCATGCAAGCAATAAAAAACCCCGGCATTGCCGGGGCCTAGGGTGGAGTTAAGCCGGGGGCCTATTGGCTCACGAAATCCACATGCTCAAGCATGGCTTGAGCCGTTGCGATCGCGTCCGATTGATCGTCGGTGTAGTAAGTGCTCAGCAATTGCCCTTTAGAGCCCGTGAGCCGGACGCAAAACTCGGACAATTCGGGATCATATGAAACACGGACCCGGGCCAAGCCGGGGACGTTGGACGTGTAAACCGTGGTAATCATTGCCCGGTCCCCCGTGTTAAACGGCATAGCTCGGGATTAACGGCAAAAACGTATCCTTTATTATCGGGGGCATTGCCGCAAAGCATGAGCCTAAGCTTGCCACGGCTAAAGGGGGCAACATGCTTATCGATTAAGGCCCGAGCCGCTAAAGCATGGCGGTGCTCACAACTAAGGGCATAGTCAAAACCGATTGAAACTTTCCATGTGGTTTGGTTATCCCTGCGGCATGTTGCGGTAATCCGCGCGCCCTTGGTATCGGGTGAAAATTGCCATTGCCATTGCAGTATCCCTTTCTGTTAGTCCGAGCCGATATTGCTCGGGTGAAACAATTTTAGTTTGAAATTACAAAACCATGCAAGCAATAAAAAAACCCCGGCAATGCCGGGGCTCGGGCTCGGACCTACTAAGCCGGGACGGGCTCGGGCTCGGACGCGAAATCAGCCGTGAGCATTTCAACGGCTCGGGCCTTTAATGCTCCCCCGGTCCCAAACCATGCGGATTCAATGCGGGTATTATTTGAACGTCCCCGGCTATGGTCCACCATTTCAGTTATAGCATTAAGCATGCCCCAACGTGTACCGCTAACCCCGGGGATATCCGAGCCAATAGCCGAGCCGTTGAAAAGCCGCATAATCTCCCGGTAGCCTTTCGTTTCGTCGATCGGTTTTTTGCTTGTTTGGTACGGCTCAAGCAATTGCCGGACAAATTGGTCGGCTTCCAATGCCCCCATTGGGACCGTTGCAAGCATGCGGGAGTCTATTAAAAACTTTTCCCATGCTCCCGCGACAATGCCCAATTGAAGCCGGACGGCTTGCGGATCGAATTTTTCTGAATGCAAAACCCGAACGGCTGATTTCAGATAGCCTTTGTCGGTTTCGGTTTCGCCCTTGATAACGCGTCCCCCGGCATATCCGCCAACTGCCGCTGTGATGGTGTTATTGCATACCACGCGGATAGCAGTAAATTTTGCAACCGTTGCCATGGTCCCATCGTAACTAGTCCCGAGCAATAGATAAGGCCTTACTAGGTCCCCATCAATCACGGGAGCCCCATCGGATACCCGAGCCAATGCCCAAACCCTTTTGCCGTCCGACAATGCCCCGGCAGTTTCAAGTTCAAAACCCCCAATATCTGTTAGCGTCCGGAAAAATTCCATAATCTCCCCCGGCTGTACCACGTTATAGCTTTTGCTCACAACGGCTAATGGGGCCCCGTTGTCGCTACGATGCAAAACTTTACGGTCCGCCCAAACTTGATGGCCCGTAACTGCCGGGGTTACGTATTCGACGGCTGACTCAAGCACGGTATAACCGAGCCCGGCTTGTTGCGTCCAAGTTTCAATGCTCGCCCCGGGGGTTAAAGCATGCCCTAAGCCGTGCCATGGTGTTTGGCCAACAAAAGCCATTGCCGCGCGTCCCGTTGATACATCGATCATATGAGCCATTTTAGTATCCCTTTCTGGTTTGGACCGAGCCCCATCGGCTCGGCTTGAAACAATTATAGTATGAAATTATTTTATTTTGCAAATCCTAGGTCCCCGGCAATGTGATGGCGCAATTTTGAGCCCGGGGGCAATTGCTTAGCAAAGGCCACAATGGCCCTTGCATCGTCCGGCTTGCCTGTTTTCCTAGTCGCATGCCATTGGATCGCAACATGCCCGTTAGCGGCATAACACCCGCCCCCATCGTCCGAGCCTACTTTGGCCTTACCCGTACCGTGAGCCACAAAAACGATTACATAATCCCGATCGGGACGGGCGCATAAGGGCATGCCATTGCCGCAATCGTTGCAAGTAAAATTGTCGGACAATTCAGCCGGACAACGGACGAAACGCGTCCCATCAACGTTCAAAGGCCATTGCTCAGCCGTATCAACGGGAGCCGCAAAAACTGCCGGGACGCCTAGACTCACGGCATGCCTTGCTTCAGCAATAGAATCGCATGATGCATTAAAAACCGATTGTCCGGGCTCCCATCGGGGCAAGCTTTCGGCGGGAAAATGAGAGTAAAGCCAAGCAATGCCGTTATCGGGGACGGCATGCTTTACGGCTTCCATATATTCAGCATCAATCAAATCACCCCCGTGCTCGGCTTTCGGATTGAGCGCGCAAGTTTTCGGGCATGTTGCGAAAGTTTCATGCTCCCCGGCTCGGTAGGTTACGGCTATCGGTCCGGTTTTGCCATTGCTTGATTTTGCTACGGTTTTCAACATGATTGGATCCCTTTCTGACTTTCTGAATTGCTGAAAAATTTTTCAGTCTTATAAGTATACACTTTTCACGGGACCATGCAAGCAATAAAAACCCCGGGGGTTAGCCGGGGCCTTACTAATTAAGTGAGCCGTGAAATTATGGCAATCCACGCAAGCCTAAGCCATAACCACGGGCCTATTTTCTCGGGCCTTGCTTTAAAGCTTTGCAACGGGGGCAGTTTTCGGGGTTTCATCGACGTTTTCGGTCCCCGGCTAAGGCCCGCAATATGCTCATGATGGCAAAATTACGTATCAATTGCTTGATTAGGTCCCATTTGCTCATGATGAAAAACGCCCCAGGCCTGGGATTCGACAGGCAAGCGGCGCGCCTGTCCAATCCTTTGCTCGGTTGGCCTTAAGCTCATTACAACACAAGCATGCACCGCACCTACAAATGCGCCCCACTGCTATGCGCTCTTGACGCAGATACTCTTCACGAGAATCTTGGTCTTTCTTGCGCTCGGTATCGTTCATCGCTCTTTCTCCTTTCTGATTAGCGAGGGTTTAATCATACACTTTTCAAAAACTCATGCAACCCCTTAGCGTCCTTTAACGCCCAATGCATCCAGGCCCTGACCGATAAGCCCTTTTGAGCCACTTCAACCATCTGCGCTGCCTTATAGGCAAAAACAGTGCTATCTCCCGCCCTAAACACCTCCTTGGGCCAGTGTTGGACAAGCAGGTATACCGGCACTCCCAATCGCGCTGATCGATCCGCAAAAGCCACTTGATGGGGCGAAAGCCTCACCTTTACCCCTTCCCGTACAACCTTCAGTTCAACCAGGACTATCTTCCCCCGCTCCATGATCAGCAGGTCTGGCATCCCCAACGGCTGCTTGGCTTCGATCCTTAGCCAGCCTGCGGAGGACTCCGGGGATAGGTGTATGCGAAGTCCTTTGTATAAGTCCTTTTCTAACTTTCTCTGCACCATTCATCTCCTCGATCCACGTTGCTTGGGCCTCGATTGTTTTCTCACGCTCCCCATACAGGGTATGGAGTTCCTGAAGCTTCTTCAAAACCTCTTCCTTGCTCATCGAATCGATCGTGCCAACCCGAATCTCCTTGCGCTCCACGTAGATCGTCCCAAGGGCCTGCCCTCGCCGGTATTCAGCAGCGACTGCCGCTGAGTACGCTCCCGCTGCCAGGGCTTGATCCCTGATCCGTTGCATGTCACGCATGTGCCGCTCAAACGTGGTCCCGTGCTTAGTTGCCAGTTCCGTTCGCAACTCCTGGATCGCGGCCACAATGTGGGGCGACTTGTGCGGATCAGTCAGTCTCCTGCCCCAATACTCAAGATTGGTCTCTTTGTATCCCGCTCGACGCGCCGCTTCCTTCAGCGTCACTTCACCATCGCCGGTCACAAACTCACGCACAAAGGTCCACTCCTGCTTGCTCAATACCTTCTTTTTGATCTTCTTAGGCATGGGCGTCGTGATCCGTGATTCAACAACTTCGGGCCGCATCGCGGGAATCTGGTCAAGCAAGGGCTGCTGCTTCGCAATCCCTAACGGAGGCGCAACATCCCCATCACCCGAACCAACCCCCGAATCAACCCCAGCCGAAACCCCATCTTCTACATGATCCTTCTGCATACCCACTCTCCATCTTCGCGTTGCCTAACCCAAAACTTCCTGCCCGCATGCCTACTGTAAAACGATTGCAACGCGGATCGTACCCCTCGGGCCTCGATCACTGAGTAAACAACAAAAAAATCCCCCACAAGCATCTTCTTAAAAGGGTACTTTGCCCTCCCAGAAGTCGCCCTCCTACCCAATCCCCAGTCCCGAGGCGTGATCCCTGGCAACCGAATCTCTTCATCTCTCGACTTACTCACCGTTCATCTCCTTTTTCTAACCGTTCAATCCAACCCATTACACCTGTCCCAAATTTCCAAATAAGGCACACTTCTAGTTTTTTCATTTTTCATTTTTTTTTTTCAGTCAAAAGTAGTGTCATATAACGTAATGTCTCTAAACACCCTGTAAATAAAGGCCTCCCACTGTGACACTACTAATTACGTATGTCTATAAATGACGTAAGGTAAACGTTTAACGTAATTAAAGTTCATTTTACGTTTATACACATACTAATGCAATACCCATTACCGTAATGAAAAAATAGACGTAATCCAGGAAGCCAATAACTACGGTACTTCTTACACCATTACGTCTATTACACTACTTTCTTCAATTCAAAAAAAAAAAATTTCAAACACAGAAACTTCACCTTATAGGCGTTTCACTGAAAGCTTTTTGACCCCCCTCTCCAACCCCCGTTTTTTAAAGTAAACGTTCGACTTTTTTGCCAACCCTAA